TTAGATGACAATGGGGATATTATTGATTTCCTACCTTGGATTTGGGATGAAGTTAAGAAGGTTGAAACTGTTATGAAGCATGCTGTGCGTTCGTATCAACCTTTCAAAACATCTCTGAAAGATGAGATAACCAAACAATTCAAGGCTGATGGTTCTGAAAATACGAAAGTTCGTGTATTCACTTGTGCTCCTGTTACTTTGCAGATTTTAATTCGTAAATATTATTTACCAGTTGCTGCTGCTTTGTCACATTTGCCTTTGACGAGTGAACAGGCCGTAGGTATTAATGCCTCTGGTCCTGATTTTCATGAATTGATTGAACACATCAAGGTGTATGGGGATCAAACGGGTTTTGTTGCTGGAGATTTCTCCAAGTATGACCTGGGAATGTCAGCTGATGCAATTTTGGCAGCTTTCGCCGCAATGCGAGATATAGCTAAAGAATTATTGCATTATTCAGAAGAAGACATCGGCATGATGGATATGATTGCAAATGAAGTTGCAAACCCTGTTCTAGCGTATAATGGTGATGCCATTGTTATGACAGGATCAAATCCTTCTGGTCAAAATATGACTGTGTATGTGAATGGAATTGTTAATTCACTTTATCACCGTTGTGTCTTCAATAGACTGAAGAAAGAACATCATTTTTCCGGAACCTTTTCGGAAAAGTGTCGTGCCACATTTTATGGTGATGATAGTTTATTCTCTCCCCACCCAGATGTTGCTGAGTTTGTTCACTTCAATAGTCTAGCTCGTATTTTTAAAGATGTAGGTATAGGGTATACCCCTGCTGACAAATCTACATCTGCACCGGATCTCATTTCTTTAAAAGAGATTGACTTTCTGAAAAGAAAGCCGGTGTTTAACGAGCACATTGGTATGTATATGGGAGCACTTGATGTAAGTTCGCTGATGAAATCTTTACATTGTAATGCTACAGATACATTACCACCCGACCTAGCAGCCGCAGTCAATTTAGACGGCTCTATTAGGGAAATGTTCAATCATGGTGAAGAACCATATGAACAGTGGCGGGCGCAAGTGCGCCAAATTGCTGATGAACATAGCATTGGACCTCTTGTTTTGAATCTTGATGTTTGCTATCGGCAATACCTGGAGCGTTATAAGGCTAAATACCTTTAACGCGTCAGGCCCAGTCTCCGGATGACTTTAAAAGCGTCGTAAGTGCGAACTCCCATCGCATTGCTGCTAAAAAGGGAGAGGTGAGTTATGGTTACCGTTTCACTTTTGGGGGACCAACACCCATGTGTGGAATAGGCTTACTCACCTTTGGCCAAGTCCTATTTAGGAATGTCCTTGCCAGACAACAAGTTGGCGGTTCTCACAGTGTGACACACCTGTGAGCCGACCGTGCCGAATGTGTTAACAATTTATCTGATTATTTAAAAACCTATATGTTTATTGTGTATGAAATTTTGTATGTATGTATTTTCCTCATTGTACCTGATTGGATGGACTGGTGTGTCCTTGAATCCCATTCAGATGTAGGAAATGCTTCGACCGGCAAACAAGCTATTATGCATTTCGAGGATCTTGATCCTGGGTATGCTGCTGTTATTGCCTCCGAACGCGATTCAACGTTCGATGCCGTTCAATCTGAAGATGCTAAGCTGGGAGATTTTCTTTCCCGACCAGTGCGCATCAAAGAAGAACGATGGACCTCAACTGCACCTAGTGCAATCAATATGACGTTCAATCCCTGGACATTATATTGTGAGGATTTCGCTGTTGCTGAAAAGTTAAAATATTTCAACAATATGAGCGGAAAATTACACGTTAAGTTTATTATCAACGGAAACGCATTTTTATATGGTAGAATCATGGTAACCTATGAACCTTTACCGTTTTTAAATGCGTTGAATGTTGGTAATCTCTTGGAAGAAGATTATGTTTTACGTTCCCAGAGACCAAAAATTTTCCTAAATCCAACCACCAATGAAGGTGGTGAAATGGAGCTGCCATTCTTTTGGTCTGGAAATTATATGGATATAACTGAACGTGATTGGGATAGGATGGGTGAAATTACCCTATCCTCACTTAACCCGCTGAAACATGCGTCTGGTGAAGTGCAATCCGTCACTATTACGGCTTATGCTTATATGACTGACGTCACATTAGCTACGCCAACTGCTCTTCAATCCCAGAGTGAACTTATTTCTCATGGGAAGAAGACCAGTGTGACAAAGAAAGACGAATACGGAACTGGTATTGTCAGTAAACCAGCATCTGCTGTAGCTGCGGCAGCTGGCTGGATGAATGACATGCCCATTATTGGACCTTACGCACGAGCAACTCAAATGGTTGCTGGTGCTATTGGTGAGAGTGCAAAAATGTTCGGTTATAGTCGTCCACCTGAAATTGGTGGAACAAAACCCGTGAAAACGGTTATGGCTAGTGCTTTCGCAACTACGGATCAAACAGACAATGTCTTGAAATTGACATTAGATTCTAAAGCGGAGACTACCATAGATGCTCGTACTGTTGGGTTATCTTCCGATGACCATATGGGAATTTATGACATTGCTCAGAAGGAGAGTTATTTAACACAGTTTAGGTGGGTTACATATGAAATAGGAGATGTTCCTGGATCTATCTTATTTACATCAAATGTGACTCCATCTCTGTCTAATAACACTCTTAATGGTACTGTTATAAATATGACTCCTATGGCCATGATGTCCCAAATGTTTACATACTGGCACGGCTCGATTACATATCGTTTTCAAATTGTAGCGTCGAATTTCCATAAAGGACGTTTACGTATACAATATGATCCGAATCAACACGCGTCGTTAGATGAAAACAAACAGTACACGGAAATCATTGATATCGCTGAGACACGCGATTTTGAATTGACAGTTGGTTGGGGACAAGCGGTCCCCTTTCTTCATATTGCAGAATGTGGTCGCAATATTAACCTTGGTGGATATTATAATGAATTCGAGAACGGAACGATTCCCTTATCTGCTGAATCAAACGGTCAGATAACTGTATCGGTTCTTAACGAATTGACGGTACCAGGTGATCCGGGTACAATTATTACATCCCCAGCTGTTGAAATCAATGTTTTTGTGAAAGCAGGAGACGACATGAAGTTTGCCGTCCCGCGTTCTGACATGATAGAAAATTTGTCTGTAACGCCATTTAGGATTGTGACTCCAGGCAGGTCAGACGGACTTGTCTCATAGTCGGAGCTTATTTCGCATTCAGAAGTGACTACTGATGCAACTACAAATAAGTCCTCCATGGAGAACAAACCGGAGGAGACCATGAAGATGCAAATGAATACTGAAAGTCGTAGTGGAACGAACCATTTAATGGAAGTATTCTTTGGTGAACATACCACGTCGTTGCGTCAACTTTTTCGACGGTATTGTTTTCACACAGCGTGGCAATTGTCTGCAGCAGGTGCAAACGAATGCCGCACAACTACCATCAAAAATAAAGCTTTTCCGTTTTACAGAGCTGCATTTTCTACGAATAATGGTGTCAAATATTACAATACCGGAGGTTCTGATGTTTCAGTGAATCCGTGCGTGACTATTCCATTAACGTATTGCGCCCCAGCATTTGTGGGGTATCGTGGTAGTATTCGACGTAAATTAGTCAATAACGTCGAAACCGGTGGTAACATGCGAGTTATCTCCGTATATCGTTCGCCGTATAAGGCAGAATTACCAGCTGTTTCAACAACAACGTATACAGATAATATAGATTTTTTGTTGGAAGGTACTTCGCCATTTACTTATTCGTCGAATGGTAGTGAATTGATGTTGCTGCGAAACAACGCATGTATGGAATTTGAATCTCCATACTATTATCCTCTCAGATTTTCAAGTACGCGGTTGACAAGAGCGGATGAGATTCAATCAGAGATGTATCATGCATCACAATTCACACAGTCCGGCGGGGCTGAAACAGGACGTAAATTTGTATTAGATTACGTCGCCACAGGAGAAGATTTCACACTCTTCTTCTTTTTGAACGCTCCAAGGTATTATCGGTGGGATATGCCTCCGGAGCTTTAGTGCTCTAGCTATAGAGAGAAAATAGCAACTTCGTTTTTAGATGTATTGGTGAAACGCCATACATTTAGTCCAGGACCCGGACGAACGGCTCGAAGTAAAATAAAGTCGTGTGTTAGCCCAATCGGTGGATTGGGGCAGTCTCTTTGAGATAAGATCGTATAGTTTTTACGTAATGCCCCTTTCCGGGGTAATGCGTAGGTGTGTTCAGCAGGAACAAACCATTTTTTTAATATGCGGTCCAATTTCTCTTACGAGACCTTACACGAACCAAGTGTGGGTTCTAGTGCAAAAAAAAAAAAAAAAAAAAA